AACGCCGTATTTTCTATATCGATGTGGGTAATTTACCTAAATTGAAAGCAGAACAATATCTGCGTGACATTATGGTCAAGTATAAGAACAAGTTGGTGTATGATGCCAACACAGGTGAAATTCGTGATGACCGTAAATTCTTGTCGATGATGGAAGACTTTTGGTTACCTCGTAGAGAAGGCGGCAAAGGTACAGAGATTACTACACTTCCAGGTGGACAAAACCTAGGTGAGTTGGAAGACGTTAAGTATTTTGAAAAGAAACTATATAAGTCTTTGAATGTTCCTGTATCCAGACTTGATCCTAATCAATCTGGATTCTCTTTAGGTCGTGTAGGTGAGATTACTCGTGATGAATTGAAGTTTGCTAAATTTGTTGGCCGTATGCGTGCCAAGTTTTCAGATTTGTTTGACCAATGTCTAAGAGTACAATGTGTGCTTAAAGGTATTTGTACAGACGAAGAATGGAAAACATTTAGAGAATACATTCATTACAACTTTATCAAAGACAATAACTTCACTGAGCTTAAAGAAGCTGAGTTGATGAAAGAAAGATTGTCTTTGTTGGGTGAAGTTGATCCATACACTGGTCGTTATTTCTCTCAAGCATGGATTCAACGTAATGTATTGCGTTTAAATGACGATGAAATTGGAGTTATGCAAAAAGAAATGGAAGATGAAAAAGAAGCAGGATTTGGATTACCAGTCGAAGTAACAACAGACGTTGCACAACAACAAATGTTAGGACAACTAGATATGGAGAAGAATGCTCACCAAGCAGATTTAGATAAAAAAGTTAATCAGGCAAAGGAAAAGAATCCTCAAAAAGAAGATTTTAGACCTACATTAGAAATAGTAAAAAAAGTTTTAGGAGAATAAAATGGATACAACAAGAAATTTAATCGATTACGCAATGGACAATAACGGTGTAGAATTTCGTAACGAACTTTATGCTTCTATTCATGATAGGGTAACTGCTGCGATTGAAGCAAAGAAACAAGAAATTGCTGGCAATTTAATTCGTCAAGAAGCTAAAGAAGAAAAAGAAGAAGGTGCTGGTCACGAAAAAGCCGAAAAGAAGATGATGAAATCTTTAGATAAAAACGGTGACGGCAAGCACACTATGGCTGACCATCAAAAAGAAGAAGTTGAAGAATTGGATGAAGCTGATGAAGAAAAAGGTGAAAACGCTGAGAAGAAAGAAGAAAAGCCAAACACTTTTAAGTCTAAAGGTCCTTCTACACTAGGCACTCATTTTGGAAGAAAATCCAGTTCAGGCGGAAAAACAACAGAAACAAAAACTGGTCGTACACACACAAGCGGCGACAGATACTAAAATTGGAATAAAACATGGCAAATGCATACTCATATCAAATTTTAAAGGATGACACTCAACATGTGGTTATTAAATTAACTGCAAAGTTTGATGGCACCGGACAAGAAGCTAATGCTACTAGAATTATGGCAAATTCTTTTTCTGGTGCATTAGCAACCAATGGTTATCCTGTTGCTAATACTCAACCAAATGGAATAGCTAATACTGCATTAACTTACTATGGTGTTTCATTGTATCGTTTGTGGTATGATTGTTCTAGTTCAACTACAGCTGATGTTGAATTGAATTGGCAAGCAACTGCGCCGCAAACTCTATTTCTATTAAATGGTAATGGAGAATATGACGGTAACGGCAACTGGATTACCATTCCAAACAATACAGCAGGAGCAGCTGGTGCAAATGGAAACATTGGTGTATTTACTCGTGGAATGGTAGCAAACGATTCTTATACAATCATTGCAGAATTTCGCAAACACAATGAGTATTACTCACGTGGCCAATTTAGAGATCCTGCCGCTTTCAACTATACACCTTATGGAGTAACTCCTGGTGGCAACAACGGATTATAATATGAAACTTATTAAAGAAATCCAAGAAACCGTTAATTATATTACAGAAGGTGCTGACGGTAAAAAAGAACTATACATTGAAGGTCCGTTTCTTGTTTCTGAAAAGAAAAACAAGAATGGCCGTTTGTATGAATACAATACGATGAAGAAAGAAGTTCATCGTTATACAGAAGAATACATCAATAAAAACCGTGCTTTTGGTGAACTTGGACATCCAGATTCTCCAACAATTAATCTTGACCGTGTATCTCACATGATTGTGGGATTACGTGAAGATGGTACGCAATGGATTGGTAAAGCAAAAATTTTAGAAACTCCTATGGGTAATATTGCTCGTCAACTAATTGAAGGCGGCGCATCATTAGGTGTTTCATCAAGAGGCATGGGTTCATTGAAGAATGTTAACGGAGTTAATGTTGTTCAGAACGATTTTTATCTAGCCACAGCGGCGGATATTGTAGCAGACCCTTCTGCGCCTGGAGCTTTTGTTCAAGGCATAATGGAAGGAAAAGAATGGATGTTGGTAAATGGTGTTTGGACTGAAGTAGAACACGCCGAAGCAATAAGAGAAATCAAAAAAGCTTCACAGGCGGATATCGAAGCAGTAAGTCTTCGCATATTCGAAAACTTCATGAAAAAACTTTAAACTATAAATAAATAATCTAAATCAAGGAGATTTTTAAATGACAACCAGATTTAAACTGTCAGAAGCCGCTACTGCTATTCTAGAAGGTGCTAAAGAAACTTTCGATGCTAATATTGCAGCAAAGCGTGGACCCGGAGACAAGGGTGGAAAATTATCAGCGTCTGTTGCTTATGGCACACATGATGCAGGCATCGTAGGAAAAGATGTTGACAAAATGGACGATGAATTGCCAGATTACCTAAAAGGTACTCCGTCAGCAACTCCTCCAGGTGCAACACCTCCAGTTAGTGCTCAGAAAGCATCTAAACTACAAGGTCAGCCACAAGAAACAATGGGTCGTAAAGATGTTATGCATCCAGTTCAAGCTGATGCAAACAACCGTGACGCTATTCGTGACCGTGTTGCTTCACCAAAACCAAAACAAACTATGCAAGCAAATCCAGGCGCAAACTTTCAATCTTATGCAGAAGAATTGGATATGTCTGATGATGTTAAGGCATTGCTAGAAGGCGAAAATCTTTCAGAAGAATTCAAACAAAAAGCAACCACAATCTTTGAAGCAGCAGTTATGTCTCGCATTGAAGTTATTGCTGAACAAGTTGAAGGACAATTGGTTGAACAATTCGAATCTGCTGTTGAAGAAATCAAAGAAGAACTAGCAGGTAAAGTTGACGAATATCTGAACTATATGGTTAATGAATGGATGGAACAAAATGAATTGGCTGTTGAAACAGGTCTACGTGCAGAAATTGCAGAAGACTTTATTGGTGGTCTAAAGAATCTATTCATCGAACACTATATTGATATCCCAGAAGATAAAGTTGATGTTGTTTCAGAAATGGCACAAAAAGTTGCAGAACTTGAAGATGCTCTTAATGAACAAATCAAAAAAGGTATCGATTTAACTAAAGAGTTAAACGAACAAAAGAAAGTTGAAGCCGTTTATGAATCATGTGACGGCTTAACTCAAACTCAAGTAGAAAAATTAAAATCACTCGCAGAGGGTGTGGAATTTACTACGGAAGATGAATTTGCAACTAAATTAGAAACCTTGAAATCTTCGTATTTCAAAGAATCAGTTATTGTTGCTGAAGATTCAGCTTTAGATGAAGTGTTGATTGAAGAAGAAAAGAAGACACCGCGCTCTTCTGATCCAGCGATTGACCAATATGTCCAAGGCATTTCAAAATCACTAAAGTAATAAATAAAAAATCAATTTCACACTAAGGAGAAAACCCTCATGTATATGACAGAAGAATTACAAAAGAAATGGGCTCCAGTTCTTGAACACTCAGAACTAGCATCCATTACCGACCCATACAAGAAAGCAGTTACTGCTCTTGTTTTGGAAAACCAACACCAAGCAATGCGTCAAGACCGTGCGGCCTTGAATGAAACTTTGGTAGATAACGGCCCAACAAACGTTGCTGGCGGCATTTCTAACTTTGACCCAATCTTAATCAGTTTGGTTCGTCGTTCATTGCCTAATCTAATCGCTTATGACGTTGCTGGTGTTCAACCAATGACTGGTCCTACCGGTTTGATTTTTGCAATGCGCGCTCGTTACAATGCTCAAGGTTCAGGCAACGCAGAAGCTTTCTTCAATGAAGCAAACACAGTGTTCTCTGGCGTTAATTCCTCAGCAAACCCATACGGTTTCACAGGAAATACTGCGACTGACACATTTGCTAACACTCAAATCAATGCCTCAGGATCAAATACTACTACAGGTATTGCAATCCCAACATCATCAGCTGAGTTGTTAGGTTCAGAAGCAGGTGCAGCATTTGCACAAATGGCATTCTCAATTGAGAAAGTTACTGTTACTGCTCAAAGCCGTGCGTTGAAAGCTGAATACTCATTAGAACTTGCACAAGACTTGAAAGCTATCCATGGTTTGGATGCTGAAACAGAATTGAGCAACATTCTTTCTACTGAGATTCTTGCTGAAATCAACCGTGAAGTTATCCGTACAATCTACAACGTAGCAAAAATTGGTGCTCAGTATGGTACAACAACCGCTGGTTATTTTGACCTAGATACTGACTCTAACGGCCGTTGGTCTGTTGAACGTTTCAAAGGTTTGATTTTCCAAGTTGAACGTGATGCAAACGTAATTGCAAAACAAACTCGTCGTGGTAAAGGTAACGTAATGATCGTTTCTTCAGATGTTGCTTCCGCAATGGCAATGGCTGGCGTTCTTTCTTACACACCTGCTCTACAAACTGATTTACAAGTTGATGACACTGGTAACACCTTCGCAGGTTTGTTGCACGGTCGTATCAAAGTGTACATCGATCCGTACTATGGTGGTTACACATCTAACCAAGAATTGGTTACTATCGGTTATAAGGGTTCTTCTCCTTATGACGCTGGTCTATTCTACTGCCCATACGTTCCTCTACAAATGGTTCGTGCAGTTGACCAGTTCACATTCCAACCAAAAATTGGATTCAAGACTCGTTACGGAATGGTTGCAAACCCATTCGCAGAAGGTCTAACACAAGGCAACGGTAAACTAAATTCACAAGCAAATGTGTATTACCGTCTATTTGCCGTGAAGAACTTGATGTAATCAGGTCTGACAAAGAAGCCTCCGCAGAGAGGCATTTAAGAGGGAACCTTCGGGTTCCCTTTTTTTTGGCGCCTAAATAGGTGTATGTTAATTTATAAAGGAATGAATATGATTAAATTCATCAAATCTTTCTTCACAAAAAAAGAATCCAAATTTGAACATCCGTTGGATGCAGTAACCACACCTAAGGTTGTTGAAACACCTGTTGCACCAGTAGTAGAAACTCCTGCTGTTGAATTACCTGTTGCAAAGCCAGCACAAAAGAAAAAACGTCAATACACCAAAAAAACTAAGTAATGACCGCATTAACAAGAACACCATTAAATACAAATCCGTTACAATCGTCCAAGTTTATCTTGGCGTTTGAAAGGTTGCCTACGGTTCAATATTTCTGCCAACAAGCAAATTTACCTGGT